GCACTCGGGATATAGAAGACACAGTACGGGCTTTAGAAGAATATAAAGACATAACAGAAGATATGATTCTTGCAACTTCTAGAAGTAAACAATACCAAGATAAAATAAAAAAGTATAGGTAATGAAAACTAAATTAGAAACACTAAAAGAAGAATTTTTAAAAGGTAATTTTGAAAAGGTAATTAGTATAGCTTCTAAGTTTCAAAGGCTAGGCTCAGAAAAGGAAGCTATTAAGTTAGCTCAAGGTTGTATTACAAATCCATCTTTCTATAAGCAACTAGGGTACAACATAAAAAAATCTATTAAGGATGGGATAAGTGCAATCGAAAGTAAGTATCAAATTGCCAAAGTATAAAGAACTTGCAAAATATTTAAGTGTAAGTGAACAAGCAGTAAAGCAATATCCTAAAATAAAGAGAGAATTAATGCTGTTTGGTTTAAAAGCTAAAAAGGAAAACGCGAAGTAATGGCTAAACATCTAACTGATACAGAAGTTAATCAACTGATAGCGGATCATAAAACAGGAAATTATAGCCAAAGAAAATTATCCGCTAAGTATGAAGTATCATTAGGTTATATAAATAAAACAATCAAAGAAATCATTAAAATAGATGAAGAAGTTGTGAACGCTGGAATAGTTTACAAGACGGAGCTAGCAAAGCGAGATGAACATTCCGTGAACGCTATTGAACAAGTCGTAAACGAAAAGACAAAACATTTAATCTTCTTTTCTAACTCAGCATTAAAAAATCAGTCTCTTGCAAACAAGAAGCTAGTTGATAATATTTCTATAAATGATTTAGAATCGCATAGTAGGATTACATTAAGAAACAAAGATAGCGTTCTCGGTAAAGAGCCTACAACAAACATTATCAATTCAAACGCACAACAAACGAATACAGATAACAAATGGAAGATAGAGTTAATAGATGGCTAGTAAGCTACAAATACCGGAGAAGCTTAAAAAGCTTTTAACAATAAACAAAAGATTTAAAATCATAATCGGCGGTCGTGGTTCAAGCAAGTCAACAAGCGTCGGCAATCTAATGCTGATGAAAGTTGAAACAGAAAACGCGGACATACTATGTTTGAGAGAGTTTCAAGACTCGATAGATGACTCAGTTCACAAGTTGATGAAAGAATCGATATACAAGCTAAATATAAGAGACAGATTTGATATTACAGATAAAAAGATAGAATGTATCGCGAATGGAAAAGGAACAAAATACAAAGGTGCTGCAAGAAACTCTAGCGCAATCAAATCAGCGGAAGGTTTTAAATATTCTTGGTTTGAAGAAGCTCAAACAGCAAGCGAGCAGACTTTAGAAGATTTGCTTCCAACTATAAGAGCAGAGGGAAGCGAATTGTGGTTTACGGGTAATCCTCAAAGTGCAGCGGATCCTTTCAGTCAAAGATTTATAGTTCCTTATTTAGCTAAACTAGAAAAAGATGGTTTCTACGAAGATGATTTGCATTTGATAATAATAATTAATTGGCGCGACAATCCTTGGTTTCCAAAAGAACTTGAAGAACAAAGAAAATGGGATTATGATAATATGCCTCGCGCAAAGTACGACCATATTTGGGAGGGAAAGTTTAACGATTCAGTCGATAGCGCAATCATACATCCTGAGTGGTTTGACGCTTGTATTGACGCTCATGAAAAGTTGGGGATAAAACCAAGTGGTGTTGAGGTAATAGCACACGACCCTTCAGACTTAGGGGAGGACTCGAAAGGATTAGCGTATAGACATGGCATATTAATTAAAGATGTTCAAGAAAAGGAAACAGGCGATATAAATGAGGGTTGCGACTGGGCTATTGACTACGCAATTCAAAACAAAATAGATGTTTTCACTTGGGACTGCGACGGGATGGGAGTAGGACTAAACAAACAGTTAAACGATGCTCTTGTTCCTAAAAAGATAACTCTCAACATGTATAAGGGGTCAAACGCTCCAAGGCATAAAGATAGAGTTTATGAAACAGTAGGCGATAAAACTAAAAGCAATGGCGAAACATTCCTTAATCAAAGAGCGCAAGGGTATTGGTTGTTAAGAGAGCGAATGAGAAAGACTTATCTGGCTGTTGAGAAAGGAGACTATATAAACCCAGACGAATTATTGTCCCTTAGCCGCAACATAGAAAATATGAATAGCTTACGCTCAGAGCTTTGTAGAATACCAACCAAAACCAACGGAAGCGGAAAGATTCAAATTATGTCAAAACCAGAAATGAAGAAGCTTAAAATAAAGTCTCCAAATATTGCAGATAGTGTTATGATGGCAATGTTTTATGAGCATGAAGCAGAAAAAAAGCAAATAAAAGTTACTCCAATTGGCATAATTTTGCCAAGGATTTAGTAACTTTCTAAAATACACCCTACCCTTACAACAATGGTATAATTAAGCAAGTAAAAAAAGGTGTTAATTTGAACAATATAAAAACTACTATAGAAATTCACTCAGATGCTATTAAGAAATTTGATTATATACAAAGCATTGTGAAAGATGAAAGGGAACAATGCTTAAAAGACAGAAGATTTTATAGCATTGCCGGTGCGCAATGGGAAGGAAGCTTAGGCACTTTTTTTGAAAACAAGCCAAAAATAGAAGTCAACAAAATACATCTTTCAGTAATAAGAATAATCAACGAATACAGAAACAATAAAGTAGCTATAAATTTCACTTCTAAAGACGGCGCCAAAAATGACAAGCTTGCTGACATTTGTGATGGACTGCTTCGCGCAGACGAAAACGACAGTAACGCAGAAGAAGGATATGATAACGGCTTCGAGGAAGCAGTTGGCGGAGGAATAGGTGGATGGAGATTAAGAAACGATTACGAAAATCCTAATGACGAAGAAGATGAGAAACAAAGAATATTTTTCGAGCCTATTTACGATGCCGACTCATCAGTATTCTTTGATCCAGACTCAAAGAAACAAGACAAATCTGATGCGGAGTATTGCTTTGTAATATCCTCAATATCAGTAGAGAAATACGAAAGAGAATATAACAAAACAGTATCAACAGTTTCTAAAGCGATTACGAATACTGAATTCGATTGGTTTTCAGAAGACATAGTCTATATTGCAGAATATTACAAATGTGAAACAATAGACAAAACTATAAGAATATTTAAGCCAATTATGGGAAAAGAGGAAAGATTTACGAAAGAGGCTTTTGATAGAGACCTCGAACTAGAAACGAAATTAAGTGCTCAAGGGTACATAGAAGTAAGACAAAAAAAAATAAAAGAGAAGAAAGTTAGAAAGTATATTCTCAGCGGAAACGAAATACTAGAAGATTGCGAATACATAGCAGGTAACAACATTCCGATAATTATGAATTTTGGCAAAAGATGGATTATAGACAACATCGAAAGAGCAATGGGTCATGTTAGACTAGCTAAAGATGTTCAAATACTTAGCAACATCCAATATTCAAAACTTGCAGAAATAAGCGCACTTAGCCCCGTTGAGAAACCTATATTTTTACCAGAACAAATTGCAGGACACGAAAATACATGGAGCGAGGATAATGTAAAAAACTTTCCTTACTTATTAGTGAATCCAATTACTGATAAAGAAGGTAATGATACGGCTGCAGGAGCTATTGGGTATACTAAGCCCCCAACAGTACCCCCTGCACTTGCAACATTATTAGGAATAACTGCAAACGATATAAACGAAGTTCTTGGCAATCAACAAGCTGCTGAGAAAGTAGTTTCTAATATTAGCGGTGAAGCAATCCAGCTTATACAAGACAGGCTTGATATGCAAACATATATTTATTTATCAAATTTTGCTAAGGCTAAAAAAAGAACGGGTGAGATATGGCTGAGTATGGCGAAAGATATTTTTGTAGAAGACAATAGAGAGATGAAAGTAATTAATAAAGAAGGTGAATCATCAATTATAAAACTGGGTATTCCGTACAATAACGAAGGAGAGCTGACTTATGATAATGATTTGAGTAATGCTAACTTTAGTGTTAATGTAGACATTGGGCCAGCCACATCAAGCAAGAAAAATGCAATCGTAAATAATTTAAGTAAAGCACTAGCCGCTTCAAACGATAAAGAAACACAATTTATATTAAGCTCACTAATGATAATGAACATGGAAGGCGAAGCGCTAGAAGATATTAAACCGTATTTTAGAAAGAAACTATTAAAACTTGGAGCGGTTCAACCAACAAAAGAAGAAGAAGAAGAGTTAATGGACGAAGCTAATAATATGGAGCCATCCGCAGAAGATACATACCTAAAGAGCGAAGCACAGAAGAATATATCCTCTGTACAAAAGAACGAGGCCGACACTTTAAAATCAGTCGAGCAAACGAATAAAATAAAAGCTGAAACAGTAGAAATACTTGAGGGGATTGAAAGAGAGAACAATTTGGTATCCACTCCACCGATTTAACGGGTGAGAAAACGCAAAGGCAGAAAATGGGCGAGATTACGGTAGAAAATCAAACCAACGAATCAGAGATAGAGAATACTAATGAAGTAGAAGCTCCCGAAACGGAAGATGATACTCAAGAGCCTATTGAAGAAGAGGTAGTTGTAACGATTGGCGAGGATTCACCACCTCAAAAAGAGGAAACCCCTCCTTGGGTTAAGGATTTGCGAAAGCAAAACAGAGAGAACGCAAAGCGTATACGAGATCTAGAAAAAGAGAACAAAACGCTTAAAGGAGACAACAACAAGGATACAATACTTAGAGCTAAACCGAATTTAGAACACCACGACTTTGACCAAGATTCTTTTAATAGAGATTTAGATAATTGGATTGATGAAAGAGATGATTTCAAAAAGTCTAAGTCTAAAAAAGAAGCTCAAAAGCTTAAAGAAGAACAAGCTTGGCAAGACAGCCTCAAGAGTTATGAAGAAAAGAAAAAACTCTTGAATGTTCAAAACTTCGACGAGGCGGAAGAAGTTGTCAGAGACACGCTTTCTGAAACCCAACAAGGTATCCTTTTAGATAGTGCGGAAAATCCCGCATTAGTTGCGTACGCATTAGGTAGCAACATAGAAAAGATTAGAGAATTATCCTCTATAAAAAGCCCGATAAAGTTTGCTGCAAGTATAGCAAGATTGGAGAAGGACTTGAGAGTGAGTAATAGAAAAAAAGCCCCAGCACCAGAAAAGATAGTGAAGGGCGGCAGTCCGTTACAAATGGGTGATTCTATTCTTGATAAACTAAGAGCAGAATCAGAAAAAACAGGAGATTATTCAAAAGTAATCGAATATAAGAAAAAAAAGGAATAAAAAATGGCAAATGATTTTACGAAACAGGAGACAGTTGCGTTTGAACAAACATGTGAGGGATTCGATGACGCTCTCGTACTTTCAAGGAATGTAACTAAATACACAACAGATCAGCAAATGATGGAGAGATCAAACGATATAATTTGGCGCACGATGCCTTATATTGCACAGTCGCACGATGGTTCTGATGCTACTAGTAACTTTAACGAAGCTACACAGCTACAAGTGCCTGCGCAGATAGGTTATCAAAAGCACTCAACAGCTATACTATCGGCTAAAGAATTAAGAGACCTACTTCAAGAGGGACGCTTAGGACAAGCAGCATCTCAGAAGCTAGCAAGTGATATAAACTTGTCAATTATGAATACGGCAGCAAATCAAGGAACGGTAGTTGTAAAGAGAACGGCAGCGGCAAGTGGTTACTCAGACTTAGCTGAATGTGATGCATCATTTAATGAGCTTGGTATAAACATGTTTGATAGGTTTTCAGCATTATCTAGTAGAGATTATAACTCGATGGCAGCCGATTTAGCAGGAAGGGAAACTATAAACACTAAACCGAAAAACGCATACGAGAAATCTTATGTCGGAACGGTAGCAGGTTTTGAAACCTTTAAGCTAGATTATGCAAACAGACTAGCAGCAGCTACAGGAACAACTGTAACTATGGATGGAGCAAGTCAGTATCATACTCCAGCGGCCACAAGTGCAGCAGCTACAGGTGAGCAGTCAAATGTGGATAATAGATACCAAACAATATCTATCGATGTAACTTCTGGAACTGTTGCAGTAGGTGACTGTTTTACAATAGCAAATGTTTACAGCGTACATCACATCACAAAACAAAGCACAGGGCGGCTTAAGTCTTTTAGAGTTATTGAGTTAGTTACAGGGTCAGGCGCTACTGGTACAGTTAAAATATCTCCCGCAATCGTTTCTAACGGAGGAAGCACAGATGCAGAAGCACAGTACCAGAATGTAGATTCTACTCCTGCAAATGGAGCAGCTTTAGTATTCTTGAACACAGTAGCAGCAAGCGTTAATCCTTTCTGGCAAAAAGACGCTTTGGAGATTTTACCGGGTAGATTGTCAATTGACCCAGGAGCAGGAGCTAAGATACTAAGAGCAACAGTAGCAAATGGTATTGAAGTTGTTATGCAAAAACAATATGATATAAACACTCAAAAAACTAAGTACAGATGGGATGTGCTATATGGTGTAGTTAATAAACAGCCTGAAATGTCAGGAATTATGTTATTTAGTCAAACATAGGAGGAAATGATGAGTGTTTTATATCCATACGGACAAAAAGAAGTAGCGGTAACTGATAATATAGCTATCTTTACAGAAGGTCAAGCAAAAGTTTACTATAAAAATACCAATGGAATTTATTATTATAGTTCAACAGTAAATAACGAAGAAGTTGTTTTAACCCCTGGCGTTAATGTTAGGATTGACTCAACAAGTGCAGAGAAAGTTTATTATGAAATTGGGGCAAGCCCAGTTATAGATAAAAACTCTCCCGACTTTGTAGGGTCAACTGACCCACTAAGTCTTACTGGAAAAACATCTTCAACAACAATTGGTTCAAGCGGTGGAGATGCAGAATTAGTTGGAGCAGACGCAACAGCGGGAACAACCACAACAGCAGGTGGAATCGGTGGAGATTCTGACTTAACTGCAGGAGCAGGTGGAGCTAAAACAGATACAGGTGCCGCAGATGGTGGCGCAGGTGGTGCTTCTTCTGTAACTGCTGGTGTAGGTGGAGCAACCGCTGCTTCTGCTGCTACTGAATACGGTGGCGCAGGTGGTATTGCTTCTGTTACAGCAGGAACAGGTGGAGCCGCAAGCGCAGGAACAGCGAATGGTGGAAACGGTGGAAATGTAGTAATAACACAAGGAACAGGAGGAGCAAGTGCAGGTGGTACAGCAGGGTATGATGGTTTAATCCGTTTTACTAGCAACTATGTTTCAACGCAAGGAACTCCAGCGGCAGAAACAGCGGCAGCAACAATTAGTGCGGCTGATCTAAAAGTTGGTATTGTTACAATTACACAATCAACAGGATCAACTGTAGTCTTAACACTAGACACGGGGGCGTATATGGATACAGCTTTCCCTTCGGCAGAAGTTGATGATGCTATTGATTGGTATCTTATCAACCTTAGTGCGGCTGCAGCAGATACTGGAACAGTAACGGCATCTTCTGGGCACACGATAGTAGGTGAAGCAGTAGTAGAGTCAGCACATGCAGACTCGGAGTTCCAAAGTTCAGGACACTTTAGAAGTAGAAGAACGGCGGCAAATACTTGGGTAACATATAGATTATCATAACAAGCGAGGGGAGCAGTCCCCTCCCAAAAGGAATAAAATGTCGGTGATGTTATACAAATACCCTAGCGAGTGTATATCTTGCGATGTTGGATATGGATTTGTAGAAGTAGACCATAAAATATTTGATTATATAGTAGTAAACGAGGACGAGGTCGAAGCTTGCGTTAGTGATGGTTGGAGTAAAAAGGCAGAGATTAAAGAGCCTGAGAAAGATGAGAAAGATGAGAAAGAAATCTCTTTAGAAAGCTTGAGCGGATTAACAGCGGAAGAAATAAAAGAGACTTTTGTCGTTCCTGAACTTAAAGCCATAGCGAAAGCAGAAGGTATTAGAGGTTATGGAAATATGAGAGAGAATAATCTTATTAAAAGGCTTATGGAGAAAATATAATGTCTTGGACTAAAAGGGAACTTATAGAAATGGCTTTTGAGGAAGTCGGCATAGCTAACTACAACTTTGACTTAATGCCAGAGCAATATCAATCAGGGCTTAAAAGACTTGATTCAATGTTAGCACAATGGAACAAGAAAGGCATACGAATAGGGTACAATCTTGCATCGTCTCCATCAGATAGTAATATAAATGATGAGAGCAATGTAAGAGATTCAGCAGTTGAAGCTATTTATATAAACTTAGCTTTAAGATTAGCAAGCTCTTTAGGAAAGATAGTATCTATGGAATTAAAAGCACTTGCGACCAAAACATATAAAGACCTCTTAAGTGAAACAAGTGAGATAGTAGAAAGAGACTTCACGCAATTACCAAAAGGAGCAGGAAATAAGCCTTGGAGATACAACTATAACACATTCTTAAATCAAAAAGTAGAAGGTTTAAGCGCAGGAAATGATGCGGAAATAACGGCATAAGGAGAAAAAATGCAAATAAACAATTTATCAAGCACCACAAGTTTAGCTACAGGCGACTTGTTAGCAGTATGGAGCACAGCAAACAGCGATTCGAGGAAAGCATCTTTAACTACTCTCATTAGTTTTATAGAGAGTAATTTAGATTTAGACAATAAAAAAGACAGCTTTACAACACAATACTCGTCTCCAAATGTGACGGCTTTTGATGTCGTGATAACAGACGGAAGCGATAATATTTGGGCTATAATCACGCCAGCGGCTAATTATGCGAATATGACTATAACCTTGCCTGCTTTGGCAAATGTAGCAGATAAGCAAGAAATATCAGTCGTTTGTACTAAAGATATAACTACATTAACAATTGACAAAAACGGTGTTGATGCAGTAGTCGGAGAGCCAACAGGAATAACAGCTAATGATTATTTTAAGTTAAAATATGATTTACCTTTTAAAACTTGGTACAGAGTAGCGTAAATGCAAATTCCTATTCTAAATGGGATTTATTCAGACGAAGCCCCTGATTTTAGGACTAGTTATCCCAAGAACTTAATTCCAGTTCCAAAAGTTAACGGAATAAGCGATGGCTATTTGCGCCCAGCTGATGGATTAGTAGAGTTAGCGGAAGGAACGGCAGTAGACAGAGGCGGCATAAATTGGGACGGGACACTATATAGAGTTTTAGGCTCTAAATTAGTAAGCATTTCAAGCGCTGGAGTCATTGCAGAGATAGGAGAAGTCGGAGGTACAACAGAACTTGTAACTATGAAATACTCCTTTGACAGATTAGCCGTAGCTTCAAACAATAACTTATTTTATTATAATACTTCAATAGGTTTTATACAAGTAACTGACCCGGACTTAGGAGATGTAGTTGACTTAGAGTGGGTTGACGGTTACTTTATGACAACGGATAGCGAGTATATTGTAATAACAGAATTAGCAGACCCTACATCTGTTGACCCTTTAAAATACGGAAGCTCAGAAGCTGCACCAGACCCAATTGTAGCGTTACTTAAACTAAGAAATGAAATTTACGCACTAAACAGATATTCGATAGAGGTATTTGATAATGTAGGAGGAACAGGTTTTCCATTTCAAAGAATAGACGGCGCGCAAATAGATAGAGGCGTACTAGGAACACATGCTTGTTGTGTATTTATGGAAACAATAGCATTTATGGGTGGAGGTAGAGACGAAGCTCCTGCTATTTGGCTAGGAAACAACGCAACTGCTATTAAGATATCATCTAGAGAAATTGACCAGATTTTAGCAGAATACACAGAAGAAGAGTTAGCAATTTGTAAGTTAGAAACTAGAATTGACAAATCGCATAACTTCTTATTAATACACTTTCAAGATCAGACTTTAGTTTATGATGCAAACGCTTCACAAATTATGCAAACGCAAGTATGGCATAGCTTATCAAGCGTATTGTTAGGAACAGAGTCTATTGGAGATAGTAGATATAGAGCTAAAAATCTTGTTTGGGTATACGATAAATGGGTTTTTGGAGACCCGACATCTTTTAAGATAGGCTACTATACAGACACTATATCAACACACTTCGGAGATGATATTGACTGGGAGTTTGGAACAACAGTAATCTATAACGAAGGAAATGGGGCAATTATACATGAATTAGAACTAGTTTGTTTGAGTGGGCGTGTCGCCTTAGGAGCAGACCCGACAATTTGGGCGCAATACTCATTAGATGGCTCAACATGGAGTAATCCAAGACCAATAAGCGCAGGTAAACAAGGGGAAAGGAATAAGCGATTAGTTTGGTTACAACAAGGAACTATGAGAAACTGGAGAATACAAAAATTTAGAGGTACAAGCGACGGGCACACGGCGGTGATTAGGCTAGAAGCTAAAATAGAGCCTTTATATGCCTAGAAAAGCACCAGATAGGAAAATTCTAGCTCAATGGCTTGGAAATAATCATCAACTTATAAAAGATTTTGAGAGCCTTTTCAATATAGAAGTTGATGGTTATTTTAGTGTTTCTGGAAGTATTTCTGCAAGCTCTGTATCTTCTAATTATGTGGCAAAAACAGCAGCTTATACCTTAACCGCAACAGATACACAAGTGGAGTGTACGGCAAATAGTTTTGCGATTACTTTACCAACGGCGGTAGGAATAACAAAAAAAGAATACGGCATTAAAAACAGCGGTACAGGCACAATAACAATAGCAACCACAAGTTCGCAAGGAATAGACGGAACAACAGACTCGTCTACAGCTTTAGCACAATGGGATAATATAAGAGTAATGTCAAATGGAGCATCTTGGATTATTATCTAAGGAGAAAAAATGAGTTATTTAAACAAAACAGGAAACACGGACGATGTTGTCGTACTAAGAGGAAGCTATATAAATCCTTCTGATGGCGACAGAATTATAATTTTTGCAGATGGCAAAGACAAGAGCCAAAATGTTTTGAGCAGTAATACATTTTTTGAGGTGTATAGTTGTTTTTAATTTATTAAAAATTATGCTATAATAGTTCAAAATAAAAAACTGAGTTTATGAGTTTCCAGTTCTCACAAAAGGAAATTTATGAGCACAATTAGAGGACAATTTTCTAGGCTTTATGGTAAGCTGGAAGAAGTTTTAGGCAATAGCGATGCGGCTATGTTATGTTTTGATTATTTCATTGTAGCTCAATTTTGGGATGATTTAATAGACAGAGACAAAGAATACTCCGATACAGACATTAACGACACTTTCTATACTTGCTTAGTATCAATACCAACAAATATTTTCTATATTAAAAATTCTTATAAAATTACTCCTATTTTGGAACTTTCAATATACAAATGGTTTAAAGCAAACGACTACGAAAGTAAAAAAATAGAACTTAGTAAGGCATATATGCTAAGAGCTGGTTTATATGATTTGTTTGCTTTGTGTTTAATTATAATTTATGGAGTAGACACTAAAAAAAATATTTATGATTTATACGGAGAAGTTTTTGAAGAATACTCGAAGGAGGTTATAGATGCCTGACCCGATAACAGCGATAGTAGGATCATCAATAGGCGGTGGAGTAATTTCATCTATATCAGCAAAAAATTCAGCAGACACCGCAGCGGATGCACAAGTCCAAGCGGCAGCAATGCAAGCAGCGGAATCAAGAAGACAATTCGATAAAATGCAAGAAGTTCTAAGCCCTTATGTACAAGCAGGCGAAGGCTCATTATCAGAACAGATGAACTTATTAGGAATGGGCGGAGAAGAAGGACAAAGAGCGGCAATTCAAAGAATAGAACAATCTCCGCAATTTTCTGCTTTAGTAGGACAAGGCGAAGAGGCTATCTTGCAAAACGCTTCCGCAACAGGTGGACTACGGGGCGGCAATGTACAAGGAGCATTAGCACAATTTAGACCGCAAATGCTTTCTCAACTAATAGAACAACAGTATGGAAGACTCGGTGGCATAACACAAATGGGGCAAGCATCAGCCGTAGGAGTAGGGGCAGGAGCTATCCAAACAGGTCAAGATATAGGACAAGCTTATATGCAATCAGGACAAGCACAAGCAGGAGCGGCACTAGCAGCAGGACAAGCACAACAACAAGCTATCGGAGACATATCGGGAACTATAGGAACACTAGGCACACTAAAACTATTGGGGAAATTTTAATGGCAATCGCAGACTATTTAAGACAAAGACCCACAACGGGCATAAATGAAGGTATAGTTAGAGGCGTTCAACTTGGTACACAGTTTGATAAACAAGCACTTCTACAAGCACAAGCAGGAAATATAAAGACTAAACAAGAAGCCGCACAAGCTTTACAATCAGATTTAACTTCTTTTGCAAACATTGAGAATAAAACTGTTACAGACTGGTCAAATATAATTACAAAACATCCTAGCCTTAGTGAACATTTTAAAAGAAGTTATGACATTTTAGACGATACAAAAAAGCAGAATACACTCAACCAAGCTACAAAAGTATATGCAGCTGTAAGAGGTGGAAATTTAGAAGTAGCAAAAAATCTATTGGGGGATATAATCACATCAGCAAAGAACGCAAACAATAAACAAGAGGAAGATACAGCAAAAGCATATTTGCAAATGCTAGAGATAAATCCAAAAGCCGCAGAAACAAGCGTGGGACTATTTTTAGCCTCTACGATGGGCGTAGATAAATTTTCTACTGCTTTTAAAACTCTCGAGGACAGCAGAAAAACACCATCTAATAAAAAAGGTACAAGCGACTTTGAAAGAATAGGACAAGAGCTTAAAGAAAAAGGAATTATCACAGAAGATGAATTGCTTGAAGGTCATAAGCAATGGTGGACTAAAAAACAACAGCCCGCGATGGCATCTCTTCAGAAAGATATAGAGTCAATGCGAAGAGAAGGTATGGATATGGTAAAAAATGTAGGAGTCAACAATGCTATGGAATTGGCAAGTGTTGACACAAGAGAGTGGACACCTGAACAAAAGGCACAAGGAAAAGAACTATCACTAATAAGAATGAGAGCATTAAAGCCTAAGTTAAGCGCCTCTATGGTCGAAAAAATATCAGAAACAAACACATTTTTAGGACAGACCAATGATGCTTTTGAATCAACAACGAAAATGATAGCAGAAGGCGAAGATGTGAACTTAATATCTAAGTTTTTAAGAGATAACCTAAGCAAATACTTTTCTATGGATGAAGAAGATATAGAGAAATCGTTCAGGGATTCTCGCTTCCAAGGTGCATCAAACACATTATTAAAAATTGCATCAGGTACGGCGGTGAATGCTCAAGAATGGGAAAGATTTAAGGCTTATGCAGGAACGGCTTGGAATACAAACAAACAAATGATGGTTGGAATGGAAACAATGACAAGGGATCAGTTTAATAAAATAAAGACAGTTAAAAGTACAATGGGAGATATTAGCTTTAATCTTCAGTATGGGGATATTTACAGAGGATTAAGCGAATTACAAACAGCACTTAAAGAAACAAGGAAACCGTCAAAGGCTTCAAAAACCCCAGAAGAAAGATTTATACCACTAGAAGAAAAACCCCAATCAGTTGGTGGGTGGAAGAAATATCAATAGGACAACAATGGAAACCATTTTTAAAGATACCGAATTTCAAGCTTTGCCACAAGAACAAAGAAGCAAAATACTAAGTAACTATTTTGATAAAGAACTATCAGATGATGAATTCAAAACCTTACCACAAGAAAAACAACAAATGGTAATCAGGAATTTTATCGGCGCAAATACAGCAGAAACAAAACCTATTCAAAACGATTCTTTTGATATTGGTGATTTCTCTAAAGCTGAGAACGAAATACCAATACCAGAAGCACCAATTAAAGAAAATTTTTCTACTCCAAAAGAAAAAAGCCTAAAAGAAAAGATAACTGATTACATAGACACTCACACGGGTGGGACAATAGACTGGAACAGCCCTATGTATTCGGATGCTATAGAAAACGCAATAAAAAACGAGATAGGCGGTATAGCAAAAAAAGCATTTATTGATACAGCAAAAAAAGCATTTATTGATACAGCTGGAATCGTTGGAGGGAAAGGAATAAAAAAAGCAATAGAAGGCTTTATCGAGAAAGAATCAGAATTGTCAAAAGTTCCAGAAACTTTAAGAGAATTACAAGCAAGTGCAGACTATATTACAAACATAACGACCCCAGAAATGATACAAGGAACAATATCAGAAGAACAAGAAGCTAAAAACAAAGAACAGCTAATAAAATTTAGAAACTTACTAAAAGAAACTGTAAAGCCTTTTGGGTTTGAGGTGGGAACAGATAGCGGAACAGGCGAACTATTATTAAGAAAAGACGGCAAGATAATTCCGCAGGGTGCAAAGTTTACCGATTATATAGACACCGCAAAACACGAAATTATGCTTGGTATTGGAGGAGGTATTGCAGGAGCAGCAAAAGGAACCACCCCACAGACAAAACTAGCTGGAGCAGCAATCGGGGGGCTAATAGGCACAGCAGGAGGCTCAATATGGGATGGTATACAAGCTCATATAGACTTGGGCAAGAAAATAGATTGGAATAGAATTTCAGCAAGACAAACCGAAGCAATTGCATTTGAATTAACCGCAGGGGTGGCAGGTAAAGCAATTTCCTCTACGCTCAAGGCGGCAAAAATTCCAGTAACAGTCTTTAAAGAAGGACTGTATAAGGTTATAAGTGCAGGAGACTTAGGAAGTCTTGAAAAAACACTTGCCAGAGAAGGAATAGACGAAAAAACTATTGAGGAGTTATCTGACTCTATTAGTAAATATAGGACACTTTCAGGAGCAGAAGCAAAAATACAAGAATCCATTACTGTAAAAGCAATGAATAATATGTTTGATAAGGTTTCCAACCCAGAACGGAGAAAAGCACTTGTTGATACATTAATGGCTTCGCCACAAGGTAGCAAGTATATAAACCAAGCAATAACAAAAGATATTGATGCAGCCGTAAATTTATCCAAAATAATAAACTCTACAGTAGACAAAACAACAAGTAAAATAAAAGCATTGACACCAGAAGCCACAAGAAAAACACTAGACAATATAGGCAAAAACGCTTCAAAGATACAAGGCAAAATAAAAGGTATTGTAAAACAAGTATTTGGGGATGAAAAAGTACAAATTCCGTTAAAAATGGGAAAACAATCATTAGGCGAAGCGGTAGAACAAATGGGAGAAAGAGCAGGACTCCAACAAACTAAAGACAGACTTGGGGCCGTAAACTCTTTTGTAAATCAAAACCTTGACGGAATGACAGCGCCACAGCTTATAGATTTAAGGCATATGCTGAGTAAAGCGGCAAGGTCGGCAGAGGGCGAAGATAAGATATTACTACATGAGTTTTCAAACAGTATGGACGACAACATAAGAACAGCTATGAAAAAAATAGGGGTTAGCGAAAATGATGCTAATAAAATTTATGGAGCGTTAAAAGAATCTAATAACGCATTTAAACAAGCAATGCAAGCAGAAGATGACATTTCTACATATAAAAGCCTCCTAAAAGGCGAAATGACACCCAAAGAAGAGCAAAAAACACTTGCAAAGCTTGGTCATCTTGTTGGAGGGCAATATAAAAGAATAGCAAACCAAATTCCTAAAGGAGAGATAAAAGAGTTTGAATCAAGCGTACTCAAGGCTATATTAAAAGAAGGCACATTCTCGCCAAATGCAAAAGCAAAGGCATTCGATACTGAAAAATTGACTCCTATGTTACAACAGTTTAGGAAGAACGCATTAAGCCAAGATGTCAAAAAGCAAGCGGAATTAATAGAAAATATGACAACAGTATTTAATAATGACAAAGATTTTCAGGCAGTTGCATCCAAGGTAGCATTTCCAACAGAACCCGCAGGTTTGAATCCTAATCCATTCGGCAGGGTAGTATATCAATTAGGTGCAAGACTACACGCTGTTTTATCAAGGTGGCTACCGTGGGGCGAAGGCGCGGCAGTTTACCATCAAATAAACAGAGAGCTAGGAAGAGCAAGGAGTATGAATAGCTTTTTTAAAGCTATCAAAACAAATAAGAAAATACCATCAAAAGCAAGAGAAGAAATTGAGAAAATCGGTAAGCAATACGAAAACTCAAGACTTACAGCTTTAAAAATGGCAGATAGGCAACTCGCTAAACAATCAATAAAACAAAAGGCTTTAAAAACAAAGGAAAAAAATGAGTAATAGAGTAAACGCTCAATTTCCAATCTTTAACGATTTGGAAGGATTAGCATTAGAAAGCGGAAGTATATATGTCGGAGAGTATAGCAAGAACGCAGAAACAAACGCCATAAGCACTTATTGGGATGAGGATTTAACTATCGCAGCGGCACAGCCTTTGTCTACTTTAGGAGGATACATCGTTAGAAATGGAACTCCTGCGAATGTTTATGTACATAGCACTACTTATTCGATGACGGTAAAGAATAAAAAAGGCGAGATTGTTTATTCTGAATTAATAGTGCATCTGTTAGAGGCAGACGAATACGGAGACGACGAGTTTAGAATTTTTGATAGCGACGATACTACTAAAAAGATAGCGTTTGATGCTTCTGGAATATCATCCGAAACAACTAGAACAATAGCCATGGCAAACACAAATATTGATTTGGCAGACATTGTAAAAAAGGTTAGCTTAACCGGGAATGAAACAATTGCAGGAATAAAGTCATTTAGCTCTTTTCCTATTACTCCTTCTTCTGCTCCAATAACAGATTACCAAACTGTAAACAAGAAGTATGTTGACGATAAAATACTTTATAAAAGTGTTGCTATTATCTGCGACCAAAAAGCATACAATGTAAATGGTGGAACTTTTACACAGGCAGCGTGGAGAACGAGAGACTTAAACACAGAGATAAGTGACGCCGATGGGATAGTTAGCATAACTGCAAATCAATTCTCTTTAGCAACAGGAACATATACCATTGAATGGTCAGCACCAGCAGGGTGGGGTGAGCACAATTCTAGCAGATTATACAACTCAACCGATGCCGCAATAGAACAATACGGATCTTCTGAGGTAAACCTCGTTAACAACATTACAGTAAGGTCAACAGGCTCTGCGACAGTAACGATAGCGGCATCAAAATCTTTTGAAATACAGCATAGAATAGCCCGTACGAGAGAAACAAAAGGTTTTGGAGTGGCTCAAACTACAGACAGTACGGCAGTATCAATTTACACAATTGTAAAAATATTGAAACACGCATAAGGAAAAAAAATGGATATTAACATAGCAATACATGAGCTAGGTCTCGATAGCAATGAATATAAATTAAATCGTAGTAATCCTCCGCACTATATTACGGAATGGAATGGAGAAGACGAACAGCCGACAGAGCAAGCGATGAAAGAAGCATACAACGGCTTTTTAGTAAGCAAGAACATAACAGACATAAAAAAAGAAGCAAATGAACTAATATATAGCAAATACCCATTATGGAAACAAATCAACATAATTAGAGAAAAAGGAGAAAATTTGATAACTATGTCAACACACATAGATAATATAAGAAATGTATCAAATCAAGCAGAAGAAAACGGAACATCAATAGAAAACATTGAATGGAATATAGACTAGATTAAAAAAGGAGAAAGAATGTTTCAATTTATAAACGGAGATTTAACGCAGGTAATGCCTGCCATGGACGGTAGCATAGCAACAACAACCGCAGGAGAAGTCATAAGCTGTACGAATAAAAGAATAATTGTCTTTGACGGAGCAGTAACTTTACAAATAAATGAAGCTGGTACTACAATGACATGGGCGGCTCACAAAGAGTTAGGCGTGGAAAACATAGCATCTGTTAAGATAACAGAAGCAGATATTAACTATATGCTGGTTTAAGAAGATGTATTTTGGTATATCTATGGGTCTTAGCTCTTCAACGGTAGCAATAACTGTAGACACTCCCACTTTAAGTTCTGCCGGAACAGTAATTGAAGAGGAAGATATTGTTATAACTATAGACAATTATGATAGTGACGAAGAGTATTTTCCATCTGCTACAGCAGGTAGTTTTTCAAGAACAGGTGATGCTATTACTTGGACTTCTCCAACAGTTTCAGAAGATACAGATTATAATATTAGTGTTTATGCTACCAAAGGCGGAGTAGAAAGCGATACGGCAATAGAAACTATAACGACTACTAATGTAGTGCCTCCTGTAGTTGACCAAACAATCTTATTTGAAAATGCTACTATGAGCGCAACAGAATTTCCGACGACAACAAACATAGATATTTCTGGCAATACTTTATTAGCAGAAGCGG